GACCTTTAGCTTTAGCTAGTGCTACAGGTACAAGTGTAACAACATCAAACTATTTTAGTGAGTTTTGCTATAATGCTTTATTTGCAGCATGTATGGTAGAAGCTACATATTTTATAAAAGACTTTCCTACATTAGCTAACTGGGAAAGTAAGTATAAAAATTCAATAGATGCTTTACGTAATCAATCTAGAAGAACAAGACAAGACGATATGCAAACAGCTTCTAATCCTTCAGGAGGTCCTAATACAGTAATACAAGGAGCACAATAATGATAAATAGGTCAAAAATAAATAAACAAATTGTTAAAGCAAAAGTAGGAAAACTAATAGTTAAAGGTTTAAAAAAAGTTGCTTCAAAGAAAAAAGGTAGACCTAAAAGTGAAGGTCCTACTAAAAAAGTTTTTATTGATAAACCTATTACTCCTACAAATCAACAAAGTCTTTTAAAACAATATAAAACAGTAAAAGATAGATTTGAAAAACAACAAGGTATAATGAAAAGTATTAGAGAAAGAGGTAATAAACCAATAACAGAAGGGCAAAGAAAATCTACAGAATCTTTTATTAGAACTATGATATTTGGTAGTCCTGCTAAAGGTCCAACAGTAGTTAAAATTACAGAAAAAAATCTTAGAAGAGCTTATAAAGAAGGTAATGAAAAATTAAAAAAATTAGGTAAAGAAATAGATAAAGGACAATCTATAAGAAGTAAAATGCAAAAAAAGTCTAAAGTACCTGCAGGTCAAGATACTTTATATTATAAAAAAGGAACACGTAAATCAACAATTAATAAACCTAGAGGTTTTGGAGCAGCTAGGTATAATAAAGGGAGAAAATAATGACAACAAAAATTTTAAATAAGTTGCTTCAAATGGCTATTAAAAAATCATCAGAAGACTTATCAAAAAAATATACTGGAAAAACTTTAACAAATATATTAAAAAGTATTTCTAAAAATAAAGGTCAATTAGAAGATAAAGGAATAAAGATAGGTCCTTTAAAAAAGAAAGTAGCTAGTGCTAAAAATAAGAGAAAATCTTATGTAGTAGACCAAGATGCAGAAAATAGATATGGTAAAATAGCTCAAGGTGCTATAAAAGATGGTAAAGAAGTTCCACTTACTTTACGTAAAAAAGGTGGTATGACAAAAAGAAAAAAAGGTGGTATGATTGGAAATGGTAATCAATTCGTAGCATCACTTTATAAAGGAGATAAATAATGCAAATAAAAACTAGCACTTTAATAGTAGGAGCTAATGCAAGAACTATTAATAAATCTGTAGGTAAAGTAACAAGTGCTCATCCAACTGGTCAAGGTTATGGTAAGGCTAGAAGAGGTCCACAAGTTACAGGGCAAATTGAAGCTCAAGTTAAAGAAGAGCCTAGAGAATATAAAACTCAAGGAGAATAAGCATGCCAGTAATTAAAGGTGCTAAACTTCTTTTTAAAGAAAGTAAAAAATTAAAATCTAAAGCAAAAAATTTAAAAAATAGAGCTTTTAAAATAAATCGTAGTATGGATAAATTACTTGATGATAGTAAAGAATTTATAAAAGGAGGACCTAGAGCAGTAAAAGCTTATGATAAAGGAAGAGATAAATATGAAAAATTAATAAAAGAAGCAAAGGAAGCTGAAACTATGTCACAAAAAATTTTAGATAAAATAAAAGTTAAAAGAGCTATAGGTGGAGTAATTAAAAAAGGTATTAAAGCTGTAGTAAAACGTGGTCGTAAATCTAAAAGAGGTAGACCTAAAAAGAAAGTTGAAACTCCAGTAGTTGCTAAGAAAAAACAAGACCCTTTTAAAATTACAAAACAAAAAGGTGAAAGTGCTGAAGATTTTAGAAAAAGAAAAGCATCTATAAATAAATTAAGAAAACAACAAGAAAAAGAAATGGCTAAAGAGATGGGAACAAAAAAACCATCTGAAAAAGATAGAACTGAAAAATCTATGACTAAACCTCCTTTAAAAAGAGAAATGTCTAAAGCTAGAAGAAGAAGATTAGTTATGCAAAGATTAATGGGAACTAATCCTAAAACAGGTGAAAGTAAAGATATAGGTAGAATGGGTTATCCTACTTCAGAAACTATGAGAGATTTAGGTTATACTGGTAGTAGAAAAGGTGGTTTAGATTTAACTGAAGAACAACTAAGAAATATGGGTTTTCAAATTAAAAAAGCAGGTGGTGCATTAAAAGATATACCTGTAGGAAATAAAGGATTACCTAAGTTACCAACTGCTGTTAGAAATAAAATGGGCTTTAAAAAAATGGGTGGTAGAGTTCAAAAGAGAGCAGGTGGTGGAATGGCACTTAGAGGTTTTGGAGTTACAAGAAAAAAATAATGCCTAGAAAAAAAATAAAAGGTAAAGGCATGAAAGGCATGTCTATTAAAAGTGGAGATAAAAGACCCACTAAACAAGGTGCAGGATTAACAGCAAAAGGTGTAGCAAAATATAGAAGACAAAATCCTGGAAGTAAATTACAAACTGCTGTTACTGAAAAGAAACCAACAGGTAAAAGAGCAGCAAGAAGAAAGAGTTTTTGTGCTAGGTCTGCAGGACAAATGAAAAAGTTTCCTAAAGCAGCAAAAAACCCTAACTCAAGATTAAGACAAGCAAGACGCAGATGGAGGTGCTAACTGTCATATTTAATAAGCAATATTCCCCATTTTAAATGTTGGGTAAGAAAAGAATTTACAAATAACCACATAGATTATCATGGCGAATATTTACATGGACTAGCGATAGCAGTCAATACAATACCAGATAGATGTTTAAGTTTTCAAGTAGTCTTTACTGGCATAGATGAAGAAGAAAATATACATGGAGGTGCAATGTGGGCAAGGATGCCAATAACAAGTTTAGTAGCAGACGAAGTTTTAGAAGAGATGCCAGAAAGAATGGATACACATTTAGCACAACCTTGGGACTGTTCCTCAAGAGGACATTCCATAATAGTAATGGATAGAATAAGTTCTAGCCCTTGGATGTGTAAAATAGGTGGTGAGTTTTATAAAGGAAGATATATGTTTACAGTTGATTATACAGATAGTTACATTAGTGATGACCCTGCACAACATAAACAAAGTCACGTACTGCAACTTATAGATGCAGATAAATGGACAGGTAATATCGTGGCATTACCTAACAATAGAGTTAGGGTAACTAATCCTGCTCTTTGGGTAACTGGTGAAGGTGCTCCAGACTTTGCACCAAGTCAGTATATTCATTCAGCAGAAATACATGATAGTTATACAGACCCTGATATTACTTTTAACAATCTTTATGCAAGAGGAAAAAATGAAAAAAACTAAATATATGAAAAAAGGTGGAGCCATGAAAAAAACTAAATATATGAAAAAGGGTGGAACCTTAAAAAGAAAAGGTGGTGGAGCTACTGGTATGAAAAAGACTAAATATATGTCTAAAGGTGGTGCTATGAAAAAAACTAAGTATATGTCTAAAGGTGGTAACTTAGCAGGCATGGCTAGACGTAGAAATGCAATGAGGAAAATGTAGTGGCTATTAAACCTAAAAAGAAAACTAAAAAGAAGAGTGGTGCTAAACCCACTAATCCTTCTTTATATGCAAGAGTAAAAGCAGAAGCAAAAAGAAAATTTGATGTATATCCTTCTGCTTATGCTAATGCATGGTTAGTACGTACTTATAAAAAACGTGGTGGTAGGTATAGGAGTTAACTATGGCTAAACCTAAAGGTGGACTTACAGCATGGTTTGGCAAAGGACCTAAAGGTGATTGGGTAGACATAGGAGCACCCAAAAAGAAAGGTAAGTTTCAATCTTGTGGTAGAGCATCTACAAAAGGTAGTAAAAGAAAATATCCTAAATGTGTGCCAAGAGCAACAGCTAGAAAGATGACTAAATCACAAATAACAAGTGCAGTAAAAAGAAAAAGAGCAAAAGCACAAGGAGTAGGTGGTAAACCAACAATGGTAAGAACATTTAAAAAGAAAAAAAGAAATGGTCGCAAAGCTTGAAACAATAAGAAAAAAAATTAAACAAGGTAAAAAACTAGGATTTAGTGAAAGAGCAAGAGCAGTAAATAAAGGTTTATTACCTAGTAAGGCAAAGAAAAAAAATGGTAAGACAATTAAAAAAAGTAACTAAACAATTAAAAAAAGCTTCTAAGCTTCATGCAAATCAAGCTAAGATAGTTGCAAATTATGTGAAAAAAAATGACAAAAAAAAGAGACCCAAAAGTAGGAACAGGAAAAAAGCCTAAAGGTTCTGGTCGTAGATTATATACAGACGAGAATCCTAAAGATACAGTTAGAATTAAATATGCAACTGTAGCAGATGCAAAAAAGACAATAGCTAAAGTTAAAAGAATAAATAAACCTTATGCTAGAAAAATACAAATACTAACTGTATTAGAACAAAGAGCAAAGTTTGGTGGTAAACCAGAACAATCAAGATTAGCAAAAGCAGCTAAGAAACAACTAAAGGAAAAGCATAGAAAATATGGCTAGTTCAGGAACTTATAATTTTAATCTAGATATAGATGAAGTAATTCAAGAAGCTACAGAAATGATAGGTGGTGAGCAAACTCTTGGTCATACACCACAATCAGCTAGAAGGTCTATAAATTTATTATTAAATGATTGGCAAAATAGAGGTGTTCTATTATGGACAACATTTACTACAGCAGTTACAGTAGCAACAAGTGTTACATCTTATGATTTAGAAAACTCAGTAAATGATGCATTAATTATAACAGTTAGAGCAAGTGCTGCTGCAACAGAAACACAATTAACAAGAATATCATTTGAAGAATATAATGTACTACCTAATAAATCACAAACAGGTAGACCAACACAATATGCTATAAAAAGAAATGTAGATAAACCTACAATATTTTTATATCCTATACCTGATAATAGTTCAGAGATATTAACAATAGAAGCAATACGACAAGTAGAAGATGTAAATAAATCTGCAGAACAAAATGCAGATATACCAAAAAGATTTTTACCTTGTTTAACATATGGTTTAGCTTATTATCTTTCACAAAAAAGAGCAGGCATACCTATGGATAGAATTAGTATGTTAAAAACAAGTTATGAAGAAACATTAAAAAGAGCTATGGAAGAAGATAAAGAAAGAGCAAGTATTTATTTTAAACCTAAATTAGGATATATTTAATGTCTAGAAGAAGTACAAAAGCAAGAGCTATGTGTGACTCATGTTCATTTGTTTATGATATGAGAGTTATGAAACTAAACAGTTATGATATGTTAATATGTCCTGAATGTTTTGAAGGTAATTATGATTTAAAAAATCATCCACAAAATAAATCTGCTGATGTAAGAGATGATACAATAGTTCCAAATGCAAGACCAGATATTTTTGGTAGAAATTTAAAATGGGAAGATGCTAATGTTACATGGAATGATGTTCCAACACCTAATACTAGAAAGTGGGGTACAGTATGAGTGATTTAACTAATAATTTAATTAATTCTACATATAAAAAATTATTACAAGTTAGTACCTCTGGTAACACAGGTATATCAGGAACACTAACAAATGTTCAAACAGGAGATGGAGCTAATACAGCAGTTAAGATAGCTACAAGTGCTGTTCAAGTAGATGGCACATTATTTGTAGGACAAACCTTTGGAGTATCAGGTGATGTTTCTGTAGCAGGTGGATTAGCAGTAGCAAATAAAGTTTGTGCTAGTGCTTTTCATGGTGATGGTTCTAATTTAACAGGA